AATATGTTTGGCTTCTTCTAAAATCTCAAAGGCATTAACAACTCTTTCATTAAATGCTTGTGTTGGAGTTTTATTATACCCTTTTTTTTCGTTTTTCCCGACTTTTTTAGAAACTTTCTTCGGTGTAATGGCATCATTTCCATCATCATCTGCTGTCTCTAGGGCAAACATAGATATTAAAGCATAACGTCTAGCGTAGGTTATAGCACTACCTAATTTTTGCATATCAGCACTAGGTAGTAACAATCTAACATTCGACTCTATATATTCTTTGGGGTCTTCAGCAATACTAATTCTAGTAGTTAATACATCCATACCATCTAAGATGTTAGGGCATTGAGTAAATACCAAACCTAACTCATCAAGTATTGGATTAACCGATTCTATCACGCTATTTATATCCGCATAGTTACTCTTAAAGAAAGGGTTTTTGGCGTTCTTCTTAACCGCTACGGCTTGTTGTCTAAACTCAAATAGTTTCTTCTGTATGCTCATACTTCCCCCTTGTAATTATCGTAAGTCCACATGATATGTTGTGGTCTGCCGGTTGCCCCTTTGCGTACCCTCATATCAACTTTAATATAGCCTTGTTCTTTAAGCCAACTATATTTTGAAGTTACTGTTCCATAAGCCCGATGTTCTAACATTCCTCTAACCTCATCTGATATACATCCCTTTTTACCAAATGACTCAATAGCCCTATAAACCTCTTCTGTGGTCTTTGCCATATCTACTGAATTTGCCCCTATGTGACTCGTTATAGGTGCATCTTTTCTAACCACTCTATGTACTGGTAAATCAAAATTCATTCTTTGCCATATCATTTCCATATCTCCTTCTCTGCCTCATACAAGGCGTTTAGTTTTTCTAATACAGTTGTCCGGTTTCCCTTTAAACCATATTCCTCTTTAGCGATTGAATATGCCGACCTTCCGCGTGACATTTTCATACCCTTAATTTCTAGTTCTAGTCCTTTGGCTAATGCTTTCAGTCTAAACAATGCTATTTGCCAAGGCTCTGTTAATGCGTTCATTCCCAACCCCAATCATAATCATGTCTTGAATAACCTTTCATGTGTTCTTCCATTTCATCGATAGTGTCAAAGTAGAACGTCATTCCTGCCACAGTTAAAACCCAAATTCTTGCATTCATCAGTCATCTCCCATGTACCAAATTGCGTAAATTACTAATATCGCCCACCAGACTAAAAACATTCCTAGTAATATATCAAACATCTAATAGCCCCGCTCTTTCTTCTTTGTATTGGTCATATCCTGCGTCACCATCTACACAATCCTCTTCACTTGCCTCGCAATGTTCTAAGCAAGATGAACACAAATCACCCCTAATTATTGGGGCAGTACAACAGTCTGATACTTCATCCTCAGACCAAATGTTCTCACCTGCGTTTGCGCGTTTAGCGAAATCCTCGTATTGTTCTTTAGTCATGTGTCTCTCCTAGGTGGGAACGCCTTATCAAATTCCTTCTCAAATTGTTGTGTTTTCATATACTCACTAGCATACTCTTCCGGCTTAATGTACCCCCTACCCTCTACATAGATTAACTCTCCTGCTTCTTCTTGGTCTAAAACCCAATCAGTTGTTCTGCTCATTGATTTGTCCCCACTAAAATATATCCAATACACGCCAAGAATATTCCTGCTGTTAGAAATACAGCAACCCATTCAATAATCTTATCTATCATTACCAACCTCCACTCAATAACCAAGCATTTGTCTGTTCGGGTGTCATATCATCATCTGAATCAATATCATCTTCCTCTTCAGCAAAGTTCTTAGGGTCGTTCATATAAGCGTCGTACTCTTCTTTAGGCAACCATGAGGCATCAGTCATATCACACGTTTTCTTAGTAGTCATTTTCCACCACACTTAAATAATTCTTCTTCAAGAAGTTTGATATTTTCTTTTGCCAAAGGAATAATGGTTTTCTGATAGTTAGAAATAATCTCATCTTGTAATTTGCAGATTTTCTTTAACATTCTGATTTCACGTTCTTGGTTGTTCATGATGCCACCTTTTTGTTAAGTTCTGATGAAACAGTTTCTGCCCACTCAGTGGCAAATAGTAATGCTGATGCTTGATTTCTAGTGCGCTCAAAAACATCAAAACCTGCTTCATATCCGCCTGATGATGTTGTCATATAAACCTTCCAATCTCCGCCTGTAGTCTTTTCTATATTTACTCTTACCGCTTCAGACCAAAATCCGTTTGGCTTTACCCATAAACAGTGAGTAAATTCGTCTGTAGTTTCTCTGAATGTAAATTGTTGTTCTTGAGAAGTCATTACGATACCTCACTAGCGTATTTTTTAGCATCTGCTAAATATGTACACTTACTACCAAATTGTCTAGTTACAGTATTTTTTACTCTCCAATATGGTTTATCCCAATCCATACATCCCTTGCCTTGGCTAATAATGTATTGACCATCTTCACTGTGATATTCATAGTGTTTACGCATATTCTGACAAGTTCCTAACATTGAACCTGTCCAAACTCTTTTGAATTTAATTGTTTCTGTTGTGTTCATTTTCTATCTCCTAATTGTTTTTGGTTAGTTAAATAAGGTAACTTCTCTCTACCTTATGTTTACAATTATACGCCCTTTTATGTAAAAGTCAACACTTATTTGCAAAAAAGTATGGTTTTTTTTAAATTTTTTGGTCTATATATTCAAGGTGATATTCTTGAGTGCCGTAAGCCTTTTCCCAAGTCTTTTGTCCTATCTGATGAATACCTTGTGCGCCTCTATGATGGTCAACACACAAAGGTATGGTATATTCATCTTTAGATTTTTGTGCCATTCCACTATATTTCAAACCAACCAAGTGATGTATTTCAGCCGGTCTACGACAAACACAGCACCCATATTCAGACAAATTCCTGAATCTCTCTTTACGTTCTTTTGGCTTCAATGTCTTTCTTCTGATTGTCCGCTCATCATCAGTCCAAATAAAGTTTTATCATCATGATTAAGCATTAATTCAATAGAGGCATCTACTGTTTCTGGCGTAGAAAACTCTGCCACTTCTAACGTCGCATTAGACAAATCACTAACCATTTCTATTGCTACCTTATATTTTTGCTCTATCGTGATTCCTGCCATTAGTAAAAAGCCTCCACTTCTTCAATAACCCCGTCAATATCTTCCCTAGAATAATTAGTTAATATTTTCTTTAAAATCACGTTTATTGTAGCATCATATAATTCAGCAAAACCCTCTTCTGTCATACTAGCAAATGAAATTGATTCAGCCTCAATTCTAACACTTCCATCAATACGATATACAGCATTGTATCTGCCACTCAAGATAATCAAATCCTTTCTAAACCGGTCAAACGACTTTTCGGGTACAACCCCTTCCCATTCCGGAGACTCAAACTCTTCCGGTTGCCAGTTTTCATAAGCATATTTAATCAAAGCAAAATACTTCTTGTGGAAACTATAATTACGTGGTTTCTTGAAATCAGCAGTTATCACTTGATTGTATTTCATCTTATCAATAAAATCAGCACTTTCTTTATCATCCGGAATAATCATAATATCCGAGACTTTTTTTAGACTAATTTTCATACTTCTTCTTCACAGCAATTAACAATGTTAAATAACCGACATACAGATTGGACTTAGGTTTTCTGATAAGTTCTTTTCTTAGCCATTTCTCTGTATCCATCAATGTTCTGTATCTTGCGTAACTCATTTCAGCACCTTTCTGAAATCTTTATGCTTAACTCTTCGTAGTTGAGCCTTAACACTATCCTCTTGTGCTACTACCCACTCAAGCATAACAGAAGGCATTTTTACTGGGCAATATTTAAGCCAAGTTCTAACATCTTCTAAGTGTTCTTCATCAGTTTGCCCTGCCCATACTGATTCAAACGGTATTTGTTGTACCTCTAATCTTTTTGTTTTTGGTCTTGTGGCGATACCAACTTTCCTTATTGCTTGAATAATCTCAGGTATTGAGGGCGGATGTTTCTGTCCTAAATCTGATATGTTGTTCAAAGCCTCACTCCAACACATGACATCATGTCGTTCTAATCTGTCTAGTTGCTCTGCTAAAAATTTAATCATGTCGGGCTTATCAACCGCTTTGGCTGAAGCGTATTTGTATTCCATTTCTAACCGAGATAAAATACTTACTGCGACCTCTATTGTGTCTATTGGTTTAGTGTACATCTAATAATCTCCCTTGTTGTTCATCATATTCTTGCTGTCTGATTAATTTAATCTGAGCAGTAGTCAATGGTGTTGAATTTGGTTTGTTCATTTGTTCCCGTATGGTTTTTTCCATTCCACCATACGAATCAGCCTTTACGTCTTTTTGTGATGCCCCCCTATCCTGTTCACGGGAGAGCCAATTATTTACAAACCGCAGTAACCCCCTCCTAGTTTTACGTTTGGTGGGATTTGCCATCAGCCACCCCTTCATTTTTCTTAATTCTTGAATAATATCTACTGATTGATACAATTCTGTTAATTCAATAATCAAAGAACCTGTTATATCGTATTTGCTATTGTCATTGAGCGATAGCGATATGGTTTCCTTTTCATTTTCCTTTTCATTTTCCTTTTCCTTCTCATACTCCTTTTCATTGTTAGCCCTTCGCTCCGGATTCGCTCCGTTTCCGCTTCCACTTTGCTTGTTTTTAGGTTGAGAACCGTTTAAGAATTTGGCTTTATTGTTTTTTAGATTAGGCTTAATACCTAACCACGCGATATTCAGGATAACATCTTCAAACGATATGTCGTCTGTGTCTGCGTCTGTAAATTGGTGTTCTAAGATTGCATCAACAAACTGTACTTTTTGCTCATCATTAAGTTGTTGATAGATTTCGTAATATGATTTGTAAAATGTAAACCCAGTACGATTGATTGACTTGCTACGAGCGGATTTGCCCATTCGATTCCCCCTATAAAATATGTTAGTCTAATGTCCAGTACCCCACAAAAAGGAAAGGGCAGGTAATTACTCCCACCCTTGTTTAAACTACCTTTATTGAGGTACTTACCATTATACTCCTTTATGTTGTATTTAAGCGACATTCTTGAAAATTATTCCGGTGATGGTATAACGATTTCATCTAATTCTTCGTTGTAAGCATCCCACATTCTATGGAATATCTTATTTGCTAAATAATCAATATTAGGGTCTCCGTACTTCTCGTGAAACCGGATATTGCCTGACTCAACCTCTTCTAACGTGTAACCAAAGTTTTCGCAAAGGTCAACTGTTAACTCTTCTTTAATTATCTGCTCTAATGTCATTTTCTGCCTCCATCTTTATAACATCAATATAAATCTTCTTACATTTATGAGTGCCATCTTCATACTTTTGCCATTGACGTAATCCAACACCAATAATTTCAGCACAATCTCTCTGCTTTAAACCTAAGTCCATTCTGAATTGGCGGATTTCTTCGCCAGTTAAATCTGTTCTTTTCATACTTTCTCCTTATCTTCTGCATCGAAATGAAACGTGTAGGTTACTGAACCATCAAATTCTTCATTAAGAACCCATTGAACTGGGCATGATGACAACCATTCATAGAATAAGTCTTTGTAATCTTCATTCATACTAACTCCTAATAATTATATTGTTCTGCTCTATGGTCTATTGATGGCTGATTCCAGTTTGCGTATTCTTCTCTTGTCAATATTGATAAAGAATATGAGCCTTCAGACTCCATATAAACTTGATTATCAAAATCTCTATAACCGTTTATTGTTGCCCTAATAATTGCTCTGCTTGTGGATTCAACTTGGTCACAGTCAATCTGTGCGACTCCAATATAGATAGATTGTCCTTCTTTCTTTTCTTGGATTTCATCCCATAGTTTCTTACCTTCTTGTTTTTTCATATCAACACCTAGTCCTTTATGTAACCAAGTTGACGTGCTTCTTCGGCATAATCACCTAGTGTCTTTTTTGCTTCCCAATGAATATCACGCTCTATACCTAAACCAAACATCAACCTTGTAGATTGAAGTTCATGGATTGACACAGTGCCAAGTTCAGGACAGCCCATACCTAAATCACATAGACCAAAACAAACACCATCTTCATCCATGTCTGATATTAGCCAAGTACCTGCGCCACACGGATTGAAAAACTTAACAACCGGCTTACCGCTCTCACCCGTTCTACTTGCTATAACTTCGTTTGCTCTTAATTTCGTCTCTATTGCTTTAGTTAAAAGTTTCATACTATTCTCCTATTTTTAGTTCTTTAAATCTTGCCGGAATGACTTTTGTTGAATTACAGTTATCACAGCACTCATCATCTTCATCAAATTGCTTTCCTTCAGAATCTCTTATCGGGTCGGGATTATTCCCATAACCTTCAAAAATTTCATCACACAAACAACAGTTAAAATATCTGATTCCATCTCTTTCTGTACTAGCCATTTTTAATCTCCTTCACCATTTTGGTGAATTTACGAATTGCCTCTTGTTTAGAATATCCGTAATACACCTCGGATATTAAAACATCGTCTTTAGTTCTGTGTTCGCATAAAACCGAACCATCATTCCTTTCTTGTACAAGCATTTTATTTCTCCTCTTTATTTTTTAGTTCGTTCAGTTGATAGATATAAGCATCTCTATCCATCTTGCTATTCTCTTGTTCTTGTACTAATCTAACCATCATCGCACCCTCTGCGATTGAGATTAATTTCGTAACGTCAAACCAGTAGTATTCCTCTGTATAGAATTCTCTCAAGTCACTAGCATAAAATCCGTATTCCTCTGCTAGTTCATAAGATTTAGATAAATTACCACAGTGATTATTATTAATAATTTCTGCAAATTGTCGTTGAGTTCTTAGTGCCATGATTCCCCCTATGCCCACAAATCCCAAGCCCTATGGTCAACGCTTAGTCCTCTAGTTGTACAATAAGCGAACCAAGCATCTTTATCCTGTGCCTTTTCTTTCAACTCATCATATCTATCTTGTAGTTCCCAAGCCTTTGAAGTTTGAGAATTGTAATTACCTCTACTGATATGGTTAGAAATTGTAGTTGTTAGTTTGTCTAACTTCGTTTCTAATTTTGAATCGTACATTATTTATCCTCATCTGAAAGGTTAGCATCAAACATTCCAATGATGTCTAGTACCTCATTAAAGTCGCTGAAAGATTGAACATCCTCTTGTGTTAATTGTTTAACCTCTATCGTAAGTTCAACAGCATCCGTTGTAATGTAAGCACTTCGGTATTCCTCTTCTTCGTTGTGTTTGCTATTTCTTAGGAAGTCCAACTCAATTCCGATTAGTCTAAAAGACTTTTCAGCGAGTAACATATTTGCGTATTTGTCAAAGTGTAAAGTTGTGTTATAAGTATTAATGTTTTTCATTTCTATCTCCGTTTATTTAGTTAAAATCAAGGTAGTTTCCCCTACCTCTTAAATACCATTATACGCCCTTTTATCCTATTGTCAACACTTATTTTAAAAAAACATCACTTTTCTTAAAGCAATGGCGTCTTAGGTTGCGCTAAAATATTTTCTGTGTAGTTTCCCCCTCCAAAATAGCGTAGAGAGTTTTGGATATAAAAAGAGGGCAATTAAGCCCTCTTTGGTTAAGTTATAATTAAATATCTTTATTTATTAAACCAAGATTCATTCTTGATTTCTGCGATAACAAAAGCATCTACATCATGCGGTGCGTAATTACGAATTCCGTAATGAGTCTCCGCAGGGTGAGGAACTAAAAAGACAGTAACCGGTGGAAACACCAATTTACCTTTTCTTTTTTTTGCCATACTCCTATCCGCCTGTGCTTGGTTCTTTAAACAAGTTTCTAAATCCTTGTGTGAACTCCAATTACTAAACGATGCTACGAAGTAGTGAACCTCATTATCTTTCATTATCTTTTCAACGATATTTTCCATATCAACATTGTCCATTTTGTATCTCCTTTACGTGGGGGCTATTGCCCCCTTTGGTTTAATGGTCTAGGTTATATACTCTCTCACTAAAGTAAGGTTTTGTATCCATGAAGTAACAACCACTCAAAGAGTAGTCCTCACCGCTTGTATCCGTAACCGTTTTGAAAAGTACAATTCCAAATCCTAGACTGTCCTCAGATTTTCTAGCATCACAAGTGATTATGTACTCTCTACCTTTAATGGTAAAGTTCTTCCCTTCAATATTTTTCATATTGTATCTCCTATTTATTGGTTTTTAAAAAGCACCGAACATCATATCCGGTTTAAATAAGGCTGAACTTTCCCAACCTTATAATTACATTATACGCCCTTTTGTACCACTTGTCAACTTTATTTTAAATTAACTTGACTTTTTTTAAAAAATTATTATACTATACTGATGGAAAATAACATTAAAACCTATATAAAACAAAGAGGATACACTTACCGTAAGGTTGCTGAATTATTCAACTTTACGATTCCAACTCTTGATAAGTTCATTAAGAAGCACCCTAACACTATGTACTATGCAGTCAAAGGTCTGCCAGAAGTTTCACATATTAAAGTTGAACGACTAGAAACTATTAGACCATGACTACAAAAAAACATAAGCACACACACACAGAATGTCAAACCGCAGTAAGTGCAATTAAAAGCCTTCTTGAACAGATTAAGCGTTCAACAAATAAAGATTCAAACTCAATACACGTATGCGAATCAGCCCTAGACATTTGTAATAAATTATTACGAGAGCCGGAGTTATGAACGAACACGAACATGAGATACAAAAATCTATAGCCCAATATTTAGACTTGCGGGGTTTGTGTTGGTGGGCTGTTCCTAATGGTGGAAATAGAAATATAATCACAGCAAAGAAACTTAAAGCCGAAGGCGTTAAATCCGGTGTGCCAGACATAACCATTATTCACGATGGGATGTACTACGGCCTTGAAGTTAAAAAGCCACATACTACAACCCCAAAGGGAAGGTTAAGTCCTAATCAGAAATTAATGATTAACACTATAAAGAAATGTGGTGGTGAGGTGGGCGTTGTATATTGTGTCGCGGATGTAATAGAATTTTTAATAGAGAGGGGAATAAAATGATAGGTGAAATACTCGTAACAGGTATCGTACTAGGTGGTGCATATTGGGTCTATAAATGTAAACAAAAAGAGGACTGCTCTGTAACAGGTGAATGTAATACTGTTATTGAACATTTAAAGAAGGGTAGAACACTTACCGCAGAACAAGCCAAGAAGTTATACGGAATTAAGCATCTACGTTCCGTTATAAGCCGTCTAAGGCATAAATACAGTCAAGACATAGAAACGGTAGTCAAAGGTAAGAAAGCCACCTATACGAAGAAATGAGGCTAGTAAGAAAGGTTATTGACTCATTTAATGAATGTCACACCTGTTTTATTAAACTTCCACTTGTAACAGTATTTATTGTCTTGGCTTGTCTTTATTTAGTCTGACAAACACAAACACACTCTTGTGGCTGTTGAGGCATCACCATTTGACTAGCATTATTCATCATCTGTTGTGGCATATTAAAGAACGACATAGCCACCATCGAGATAGCCATACCACTAAAAAATATCAACACGCACTTGAGTTTCATTAAGCACCATATCCAAGCATATTAGCAATCATCGCAACAACGAAGAAAGCAATAATTAACTTGGTGGCTGTTTTTAATCCTTTAATCTTTTCAATTAAATCAGTCATCTTTTCTTCTCCTGTATTTATTCTTAGCCTCATTATAACCCCACTTCTTAGTAAAGAAAGGTGTCAATAAGTTAGTGATTAATAAGAACGCTATAAAACCATATAAGGCGTTCATAAAGAAAGAGTCAGCCACGAAGGCTACTGCCTGTTGGTTCGTCTTAATATCATCAACACTTTTATCTTCAGGTAATATCTCATCTACTGTAATACTTGTGGCTAGATTTGCTATGGCAGGTATTGGTCCTGCAACTAAATAAGTAACGGCAGTAGTCGAACCTGTCTTAGCGACATTCTTAAACTTTAAGGATTCACAACCCATTAATAGGGTTGATAATAAAAGTGCATAAATTAAGCGCATTGTAAATACGGGAAAAGAATCCAACAATCGCCTATACATAATGGCATTATTTCTCATTAACCTTATCAAACAACTTTCCAATCATGTGCTTTATTTCCTTAATATCATCGTGGTACTCTGACTTCATTACATACTCCTTTGGTAAAGCATTTATCTGTTTCTCAACATCTTTTAAGTCAGCCACTAATGACTTAACTACCCCACCTGTTACTGCTGATAGTATTCCGACTAGCGTTAAAATTATCTCAGATAGTTCGATACACTACTCCTAGTATAGTTATTTTTCGACCATTCTATCATAATGTTATCTTTCGTCTATAAATTTTAGTTTCGGTCTCTTTCCTTTTTTAGTAAATATCCGACTGAATTTGTATAGTTTTGATAAAGGACACCGCGGATGATACCACTTGAACCTAACTGAAGAGTGAATATAATCCTTCAGGTCTGTAGTGAGTTCAATTTCTTTTAGTTCAATGACATCCTCCGGCACAGCCGTAGAGAATGTTGCATATAATAAGGGGTCGCCTCTTTTAATTTTGATAATCTCTTTTTTAGAAGGAACTTGGAAAGCAATATCTACAGGTCGCCACCAATCTGATATATGAATTCTTCCGGGTATTATCCTTAAAGGCGCTGAACCAATAGGTTCAAAATGAGGCGAAGTAATCCTTAAATCAATACCTTTATCTTCTGTAGCGAATAGCATGGGGTAATTAATAGACATAATAGGGTCGTCATTTTCGCCATATTCATCCTCTCTTAAATGAAAAAAATCAGCAGGTAGGTTTTTTGATTTTCTAAATAAATGAATTTTATTATTTTCTAAATCTAACTCAAAGTGAGCATCAAACGGGGATGTAAGCACGTAAGTATTTTTAAATACTTCATTAGCCGAAGGACACTTATTGTAATTATACTTATGCCCTTTCATGTATTTATCGTATAAAGACTCCATAGGCTCTACCAACATCTCTAAGCCTGTACTGGAATCGAACCAAGGACACCAACCTACTACTTTAGCCTTATTACCCACAGCCGTACTCTAACCATCCTGTCATAATATACTTATCTTGATTAGAGAATACAGGATTGCCCCTATGAGTATGTGTCCAAGATGGAGGAAAATAAACTACTGTACCTTGTTTGGGTTGTATTCGGGCATTTTGGTAAATAAATTCTGTCTCGCCTCCCTCCGCTATGTCATTTAAGTAAACCATATAAACCATAGCACGGTGGGCGGTTTGCATATTATTCGCTTCACAATGAAAGTTAAAGTACCCAGACTTCTCATCCTTAGAATACTTTTGTACTTGATAAGTGCTTATTTTATGCGGTTGTAAACTATCAACATAAAAATACTTATCTCTATATAAGTCATAAGCCTCTTGTAAGTGTGAGTTGACATTCTGTACTAGACTATCAAACTTTGTAAATCTACTTATATCTACATCAGTGGAGTTCTTTATAGTCTTATCTACTCCCGAACCTGTAGAACCTGCCCACGCATTACCTTTTAATGCCATTTTAGTATGAGCATCGATAATCTCTTTACACAGTTTTTTAGGTACACAATCAGCGTAAATTCCTATGAACTCATTATAACTTTCAGTCATTTAAGTTTCCTTGCTTTAATAGCGACAGTAAATTTTTGTTGTTGTGCGGATATTGTGGGCGGTCTTGATGCGTGTGGAATAGTAGAGGTAAACACAGATATACGACCTGCTTTTGGTATAACGGATTTTATAATTTCTTCTTGTTTTGCGTCATAAAAAACTGTTTCCCCTCCCCAATCAGGATGCCAAGTAGGATTAGCGTAATATAAGAATGTGAACGTATCATCCTGTTGGTCGTCAGAGTGTGCGCTAAGATGTGTTGTCATGTTATATACATTAATGTATGACCTTAATATTTCGATATTACCTAATCCATGCTTATCGGCAATATCGTCTAGTATATCACTTAATTCAAGTTGTTTAAATTCTTCATTAGTTAAATTACAAACAAACCTACTCATATCAGAAGAGTTCGTACTAGAAGAATGACCAAAAGTGTACTTACTGTTTTTACAAAAATCGAATATAAACTCCTGTTGACAGAAGTTGACCTTACTATCCTCTACTTCTAATACGCGATTCTCTAAATTCATTCCAAACAAGCCATAACCTCTCTATTGTTGTCAAATTAGATATTTTGGGTTCAGCAGGGTATTCCACTGTATAAGGGTCATCAAAAAAAATAGGCAGGTCGCGTAAGGACTGTCTGTATATCTTATACTTTCTTTTCAAAATCCAGTTGGGGAAGTCTGGCATCTGAGTGTAATCACTCATATTTAACATGACCCCTCTTGAATTTCTTACTAATCTCCAAGCCTCTTCTATCATTTCAGGATGGTACGGGTCTGCTCCATAAGGATTTGGGGAAAACTCTTGAGACCCTGCATCATACAACCAACCAACTTTAGGCGGGTCGGGTAAATCTGTAATATCTACAAATTCAACACCAACCATTCCGTAGGGTGGATTATCTACACCCTCTAAAACACAACGAACAAAACCATGATTTACTTCTACAAAAGTCTTTACCAACTTATCGTCACTCTGCCGTTACCACCATTACTACCTGAATTACCATTACTAGGATTACCTGAACCGCCACCTCCACCGCCACCGTAACCACCTGAACCGCCTGAACCTCCACTTGCGCCATTACTACTATTACCATTCGCATAAGCCGTGCCACCTTGAGAGCCATTCTGACCGCCACTGACACCGTTACCACCTGCACCACCGGCTAAAGTACCTCTACCAATGTTTCCTTTAGCACCTGCTCCTGCTCCCGAAGATGTTGCAATATTACCTACATACGTAGAACCTGCACCGTTACCACCATTACCTGAACCGCCTGAACCGCCTGAATTGCCTCCATTACCAAAGCCACCTGCGCCCGATATTGCTACACCAAATGTCGAACCACCATTTACTGCCACATTTGCGTTAACTGTTCCAACACCGCCTCCGCCTCCGCCACCTGACCCTCCAGTGTTGTTATCGTATTGTACTCCACGCGCACCGCCACCGCCACCTCCGCCACCACCTTGTAATGTCACAGAGACACTTGTAACACCTAGCGGAACTGTAAAGTTTCCGCCACCATTGTATGTCGAACTTCCGGGTCCGGGGTAGCCCACATGAACTTCACGCCATGCACCTGCGTGTTTAATATAAACACTAGACGACCTCCATGCTGAAGATGCTTTTACATAGGCAGTGGTTATTGTTCTCCATACGCCACTTGTTTTCGCGTGTAAACTCATAGATTACCCCTTTGGTATATCTGATTTAATTTTATTAACTTTCGCTACTAGGTCTGTAAACTCAGCCGAAACTGCGTCTCCATTGCTCAAGGCAGTTACAGCGTTCATTAAAGATGCTACTTGGTCAGTAATACCCACCTCTGATAAGTATCGATTCAAACGCTCCGCAGTATATCCGCCCTCAATTTTCCACGCAGTTCCATCCCATCTTTGTACAACCCCGAACTCACTAAGGAAATCACTTTTTGGTGGCTCACTATCTGCTTGAGTATCACCTGCCGATAATTCCGTATGCCCTTCGTAGCGTCCATCTTCAGATACCTTATGCCCAAATACAGGCTCTACAGTCG